TCGATGAAACAAGTCGCGCCGATGGTTCAAGGTGGGGCGGTATTCGAGGATACTGGACGGACGAAGCGGCAGCTATGACGGCAAGCGCGCCTAAGTTTAGCCGTATTAGTATGGAGCTTGAAAAATTGACGGCTCTATATTATGCCACAGATGAACTTCTGCAGGACGCGCCCGCTTTGGCGGCAAGGGTAGAATCGAGCGTATCGCAGGAGCTTGCTTTTAAACTGGATGATGCGATCATAGAAGGCGACGGCTCTGGCAAGCCTCTCGGCTTACTTAACGCAAATTGTCTTGTATCGGTTGCGATTGAAACTGGCCAGCCTGCTTCAACCATAGTCGCCGATAATATTATAAAAATGTATTCTCGAATCTGGGCGCCAAGTCGGGCGCGATCAACATGGATCGCGAATGCCGATATAATCCCGCAGCTTTACACGATGTCGATTGCAGTAGGAACCGGGGGCGTACCTATTTGGTTACCTGGGAACAGCATGGCAGGGAGGCCGAATGATAGTTTGCTCGGACGGCCTATAATTTACGTAGAACAGTGTGAAACGATTGGAACGGCCGGAGATATTTATCTTGCCGATATGAGCCAGTACGGGCTTATCGAAAAAGGCGGGGTACAGTCGGCCATGTCTATACACGTGAGATTTTTAAATAACGAAACAGTATTTCGTTTTGTAATGCGGGTTAATGGTCAGCCTTACTGGAAAGCGGCTTTGACTCCCTTTAAAGGAAGTTCAAATACAGTCTCGCCGTTTATTAATCTTGCGGTGAGAGCATAGGAGGAATGAAATGGGTTTAAATATTGGATCAGAACAGCATGTCGTAAACTTGCTCGTACCTACGTCAAACACGGCCGGTGTCGGTACATCGGATACTTTCAAAATGACTAATGCCGGTGTAGTAAATATCGTAGTAACGACTGGGTCAGTGACTAATGCCGCGACTATAACCGTTAGGGAATGTACGGCGGCAGCCGGTACAAGTGCAACCGCAATTGTTTTTAATTATTACAATACCGCAACTGCGGATAGTGATACATTCACCGCTCTTACAGCAGCAACGGTCGGGGGGATAAGCACCGGGACTACGAATGATCTAACATGGATTATTCCGATACATGCAAGCGAATTGTCGGATGGGTATGATTGGATTAATTTACACTTCACCACGGCAGCCGCGATTGCAATATCGGCGGTGGCGGTACTCGGCGATCTACGGTATTCGAGCGAGACGCCATTAACGGCAATAGCTTAATAATCAGGGCGGGTTAAATACCCGCCCATATTTAAAAGTCGCGGCAATTATCGTCGTTGACGATGAGCCGAACCACGGCTTAACTTGAAGCGCCGCTGGGGCGCATGGAGGTACGATAAATGCCAGTAACTTTAGTCAAATCTAAATGGTCAAGCGGAAGTCTTATATTTTATCCTGCCACAGATGACACCGGAGCTATTAATATCGGTGATGGTACTACCGATTGCGATTTCAAAATCTTTTTAGGCTCAACTACTGAATACATGGAGTTTGATGTCGGAAACAGCCGGACAAATATTTACGGCGCTCCGTTATACATCGATGGCTTTAGCGGGACTGCCGGCACAACCGCGTTGATACAATTCGCAGGATCAAACGGGGTACTTGTGAGCGATGCAGCGGACGTAGCTGCGGGAACGTCAAACGGATACATCGCTATCAAGGTCGGAGCTAATACGCGGTATCTTAAATTTTGGGACAGCGCGAGCTAACAGGAGGCCATAAATGGCTACTTTACTAAGAGCTATTAATCAATATGTCGGAACCTCCGGCGATACAAAACCAACTTCCGGTATTCCGGCAGGCTCTACCTTTTATGTTACGGATTACGAGTCTACCTACATTTATGACGGGTCCGCCTGGAAAGATGACTATACAACCACTATAGATTTTATATCGTGCCACATTAAAAAAGGGGATGGATTCGGTATTACTTATACGGTGAGCATAGGCACGGCCACAGCCGCAACCATTATGCTTACTACTCCATCAAGCGGTACGGCTCGGATGGATGACTTTACTATCGATATTGAGGCGAATAACGCGATCTCCGGAACTTTATCCGAGACTCCTAATGGCAGCGGCGGCGCAGCAGTTACACCAATTAATCATAATAGAAGAAGCGCCGACACATCGGATATGACGGTTGTATCTGCGATTACTTTCACGTCTGCCGGGACGGTGATGCAAAACTTCTCAACCGGCAGCAGCGGCGGTAATCCTGTATCTGATTCAGGCGGAGCGACAAAGCTGTCAAAAACATGGGACTTGGGATATGAGACGGTATATTTAATCAAGTTGAGTGCTGATAATGCTTCAACCAGGGTTGTAATAAATTCATCATGGTCTGAGCATTAATGAGGTGATCGATGGGACTTAATATAGTCACTGAACCGGCGGTAGAACCTGTAACTTTAGCCGATATGAAAGAGCATCTAAGGCTCAACTCCGCTTCATTCGCCGACACAATAACCGTATCTCAAACTATAGTGCCAGGAAATCACGCAACGGCTGCAAGCTACGGATTGACAGGAGCAACGGCGCAAGTAAATACCTATGCTGCTAACCTCGTTATATTCGATACCGGTACTTTTGGGACAAGCGGGACGGTAGACGTTAAGATACAAGAAAGCGATGATGCTATAACCTGGGCGGATTGGGCTGGGAGCGCTTTTACTCAAGTTACCACGGCAAACGATAACAGCAACGAAGAGATAGAATATACCGGGAGTCAGAAATATATACGGGCGGTGGCTGAAGTAGCCTTGGCAATATGTGACTTTGCCGTATCGATAGTATCCGAGAATCCTACTACGACTGAAGATGATTATATAACCGGGCTGATTAAAGTAGCCCGGCGGCAGATGGAAAAGGCAACGAATAAGGCTTTTATCTATCAGACCTGGGATTGGTATTTAGATGATTTTCCTTCGGGGACTTTTAAAGTGCCACTACCGCCGCTTGCCACGGTAACAAGTATAACGTACACGAAAAGCACATCGTCAGCAGGTACGGTAACGGCCGGGACTTATGTCGTCGATCAATACGGTACACCTGGTCGGATTACTTTAGCATACAGTGAACAGTGGCCGAGCGATACTTTGACAACCGCAAATGGAGTCAAGATACGTTTTCAAGCGGGTTTTGGCTCTACAGCCGGAACGGTGCCGGATGACTATAAGCACGCAATCAAGCTCCTGGCCGGGCATTATTACGAACATCGTGAAGCGACGACCGAAGGACGATTGAGTTCTATACCGATTGGTATTGCAGATTTTTTAAGCCTTGACAGGGTGGTGAGTTTTGGATAGCGGAAAGATGCGGCACAGAATAATTATTCAGCGGCCGAGTAATGATAACGAGTCAGGCGCCAATACCGAGACATGGAATACTTTTGCAACAGTATGGGCTGAAAAGGCACCATTGACAGGCCGAGAGTTTTGGGAATCGCAGCAGCAGAATAGCAAGGTATCAACCAGGTGGCGAATACGATGGATAAGGAACTTGAAGCCGCGGTATCGGATACTTGACGGCAACGATAGACATGAGATAGTCAGTGTCATCGACCGGGATGCGAGATATAGGGAACTTGAATTAATGACGGAAGCAATCACCGATGAATATAATAACTGAGACAACTTTAAATTGGTATGGTGACTCATATGTCGCCGCCATGAAAGATGATATGTTTGAGGTATATAGTAAGATAGCCAATAAAATACGTGATGATGCTAAGGGTAGAGTGTCAAAACGAACAGAAGAATTAGCAGATACGATAAGGGCAAGGTCTGATAAAGATAAAAATATAGCTTTAGTCTTTGCGGGTGATAGAGACCGATTATCAAGTTATTATACAAGGGGTGGTCAACCTGTTGGTATTTATTGGGCGATTATGGTTGAATTCGGTACTTATTGGAAACCGGCAAGACCTTTCATGCGCCCGGCTGCTGATAGTAATTTCAACCCGCTGAAGGCTGAATCGAAGCATATGGCGCAGCGAGTAATTAATCAGCAACGGCGCGATAAAGCAAAGATAACGAGGACTAAGAGCAAATGACTTTAAAGCTGGGATGGTGGATATTAGTTGTCAATCTCTACAATCGCAAACGGTTAAAAAAAAATACTGATAGCGGTATGGAAAGCCAAAACGTAAGGCAGCCGCAGATTATCAAAGTAGATAATGGACAGGATATTGTAGTATGACGATTGCTAAGGCGCTCGGTAGAAAGATGCTCGATTCCACACGGCTTACCGCCATGGTGGAGAATGAGATACATCATGGAGAGCTTCAGGTAAGGAAGCCGAGTTTTATTGTTTATTTTATGATACCGGGATTGCCGGTAGTGGCGCACGGAAATGTATCAACGCAGCGGTGGCAGGTATCTTCCAGGGCAAAAACACCGGATGACTGCATGATTTTAGGACAAACGGTAGTCGAGGTGTTGGAAGATGTCTCGCAACATGTTACTATATCCGCCGGGACGGATGGAATAATAGACGGCGGGAATGCAGCGACTGGAACTTATGTAAAAGACTTTATAGGCGGGACAGCCGCAACCGCTATTTTTATAAATACAATCGAGGGCGGGGACGATATATTTTCAATCTCAAATATCTCCGTTGTCAATATGAGTTGTGTTAAAGAACCGGATAGTGACTATTGGCATTCTCCGGTCGATATAATCGTTGCCTTTAAGAGCAGCGAAAATAATTAATGGAGGACCAAAATGGGGCAAACAACTATTCAGAATGCCGGATCTATAATGTTAGGGAGTGCCAAGATATCAATCGGGGCATCTGCCGGGAGTGCCACTACAGATATAGGTCTGGCGCGAAATGTCAACTTGACGGAGAATCTTACAAAATATACATCTCAATCGGATAATGGGCCTGATCCGATAAACGGTGTATCACGGCATACTGTTAATGTAAGTTTTGAGCTATTGGAACTATGGCCGCCGAACTGGATTACTATGTACGGCAGTAATTTCGTGACATCCACAACTGGAAGCGGTACGTATGTTGCGGGTACGGCTAATGTAATGTCAACTGGTGGTGGCAATGAGCTTACCAATATTGCCATTAAGTTGACTAACAATACACTTCAGTCCGGCGCAACCGTACAAACGATAGTCGTCGTTTATTCGGCTACGATAGAAGATGGGCTTAACCTTGCCTTTCAATCTGACAATTCAGATGATCCAGTTATGGCAACGCCATTTACTTTTGTCGGAGAACTTGATACAAGCCGGAGCGTCAAGGATCAATTATTCATCGTTGAATCCGAATTAGGGGCATAACATGGCTAATCCTAAAATTGAAGATTTGGATGTATTACGACCACCGGAGGAAAAAATAAAACTGGGAGGAAAGATATTAGATATATCTTTTATTCCTTCGGGTATCGCTTTTTCGCTATTACAGAAACAAGACAAACTGGTGAAGCTCCAAAAGCGAGCGCAAAAAAACCCTGACGACGATGAGGCAAGCCGGGAAGTATTCGAATTGATGGCCGAAATATGCGCCGAGCTTACAAGCTATCAACATAAAGAAATGGATATTGAATGGCTGAGAACTAAAACCAATATTCAACAGCTTACCAAATTAATGCAACTTGTTATCAACTCGGTGATGCGGTCAACTGAAACGGTCAAGTTTGATGAGGATGAGGAGGCCGAAATAAAAAACGTGCCGAAGGCGACCAAGAGCAAGTTATAAAGCTTGGTCGTCTATTCGCACATCTGGCGTTTTTTTACGGCTGGACTTATCAATATGTTTTAAACGAAATGACCGTCGGCCAAATCGTGATGTATTACCATTACGGCTGCGAGATTCACTACGGCAAGCCGAGAAAGATTGAAGGAGTGCCGGGAAAAGATTTGACTAAACCAGAAAAAGAGAAGTTGAAAGTATGGAAAGAAAAAGAGCTTGCAAAATACTACACGCCCGAAGAGCTTGCAAAGCTTAGAGAATTGAGAGGCAAAAAATAAATGGCTGGATTAGTCGGCGATCTTCTTATCCGAATAGCGGGCGACAATAAACAATTCGACAAAGCAGTACAGGACTCTGGGAATAAAGCCGAGACGCTACAGAAACGATTTAAGAAGATCGGTGACGAAATGGCTAAGATGGGCAAGAGCCTTACTAAATTTGTTACGTTGCCAATATTAGGTATCGGAACGGCTGCTGTTATGGCTGCCAGTCATGCGGAAGAGGCAAGAGATAAATTTAATGTAGTCTTTGCCGATCAAGCGGATGCGGTAAGAGAATGGGCAAAAGAATTCGCTGACAGTGTCGGTCGATCAAGATTTGAAACAGAAGAGTTTTTAGCAAACGTACAAGATTTATTTGTACCTCTTGGAGCCGCGAGGGGTGAAGCATCTGAATTGTCGAAGGCAGTTGTTACATTAGCCACCGACATCGGAAGCTTTAATGATCAACCTACCGAAGAAGTTATCCGAAATATTACAAGCGCATTAGTCGGCAACCATGAAACGGTTAGACGATATGGAGTTGTCATAGATGAGGCAACTCTAAAAACCATGGGTATCACAACCGAATCGACGGCGCTTGAAAAAGCACTGGCACGATTGACTTTGATTACTCAAGGGACTACAGATGCGCAAGGGAATGCAGTTGCTACGGCTGATTCATTCGCTAATACATTTGTACGTTTAAAAACATCTATCAAGGATTTAAGTATCGAATTCGGACAGATACTTCTACCGTTTATTCAAAAGGTAATTGATGCGATAAATGGAGCCGTTACTCAATTAAAAAACATGGATACAGGCACAAAAGAAGTCATTATAAGAGTGGCCTTATTTGCGGCGGCTGTCGGTCCGTTATTAATAATGCTCCCAAAACTAATGGCAGTAATAGCTGGATTGAAAACGGTAATGCTGGCGGCAAGCGGGCCGATTGGATTAGTTTCAATAGCTATCGCAGGACTTGTAGCTGGATTAACTTTGCTTGTACGCAGAATTAGAGAGACCAGAGACGAGCAAGCTCTATTTGATATGGTGGTAGAGAATGGAGCGGATACACTTCAAGATTATGATGATGCTTTAGCAACGGGTGTCAAGCAGCGGGCGAATTTGCGGGACATGATTAAAGAAGTTAATGAAGAGAAAATGAAAGCGCAGGGATTTGATGAGGCAGATATTCAAGCGGCAAAAGATCATCTGGCAGCAGATCCTGAAACGAAAAGAATAAAAAAAGAGCTTGAAGCATTACAAGATAAAATAAATGCTATCGTTTATAATCGGGACGCTTTTATAGCGGCCAAAAAGAAAGAAAGCGAAGCGCTGCAAAAAGAATTAGACGCTCAAATAATGGCGCAACTTGCAGCGGCTGCCGAAGAGCAAGCTATTATTGAAGCTAAAATAAAAGCTGAATTAGAAGCGGAATTGGCGGCTGAGGAAGCTAAACAAAAAGCAGCGGAAGAGACGCGGATAAAAGAAGAAGAAGAGCTTGCAAAAAAATTTATATTTGAAGGTGAATATTATCAGTGGTCATGGGATCAACTTGATAAATGGATACAAGACAGGATTAATGCCAATAGAATAATCAAAGAAGATACAAGAGAAACCTATGATTTTATGACGCAGTTTGCTAAAGACAACTGGGATAAAACAGTTGATAATACAAAAACAGCTATTGGAGTATTGACAGGCTTTACTCAAAGTATCGGGAATGATATGGCTGATATGATATCAGGCCAAATAACATTATGGGAATCTTTAAAAAAAGGGGCTATTAATGCCGTAGCCGATATCCTGCAAGCTTTAGGGGTACAAGCTGCAACCGAAGCAGCTATAGGATGGGCAAGAGTATTT